CGTGAACACCTCCACTTGATACAACTCTATAAGTACCATCACGGTTCTTTATCTTTCTAGCCGGCATCACTAACCTCCTCAACATTAGTATCTTCAATATCAATATCATTAATCTTATTGATAATCTCAGCCTCTCTAAGCTTAGCCTCAGCTTCAGCTGCCTTAGCCTCAGCTATTTTAGCATCCATCCTAGCCTTCTTCATCTTTTCAGTCTCTTGATATCTCTTAATATCAGTAAAAGTCATCCTTCGTATTAATCTACCTCTATTCATAATAACCTCAATAATTAAAGTTTGGTCTTTTCATACTATCAACATCTGCAAGCTCTTGTATAATGACATCTTTCTCAAGACCGAACAATGACTCATTAAGAGCAGCAAGCATATCCCTTGCACCCTCTGTATTCCTATAAAAGGTCTCAAGTTTATACATAGTTGCAGTTAATAATATATCAGGGTAAGCAACACTCCAGAAATTACTATCATTATCACTTGATATACTATTTGAAAAGAATTTACCAAATATAGTTATTGTATATGTCTCACTAACAGGTGGCATAATAAGAATACCGTCATAAATATAATGAGAACCAAACATAATGCCTTCAGCATCGTAAGTAAAATCTTGTCCAAAAGTATTATGAGTTAAAGTGTTTTGAGAACCAGATAGACCTATAACCATAGGCACAAAATATAAAGGACCTCCAGTGCTAATAATCTGTCCATCACAGCCTGCTATAGTACCACCAAGAGTTCCACTACCATTTGCAGATAGACCTTCTGAATCAACTGTTAATACAATACTATTACCAGAATACCCAGCATCTGCTGCTTTTATTCTCAACGTATTAGTTCCAAGCCTATATGCTTTAACAGTACTTGTACCGCTATTAATAACAGCAACAGTATTATCTATTGTAGCAGGAATATTACTCCCAATAGTAATATCGGTATCAAATACATAAGTATCGCTATCAACAGTAATAGAATCACTAGCAGACGGATTAGCAGAAAACACAACATCTCCAACTGCCTTAATAGCCATATTACCGTAATTACTCCTTATCCAAGATATGTCCTTCTTCTCAAGTTTAATCCTATTGCTACTAGAAGAGGCATATACAGATTCTATAGCCCTACATTTAGGAAATGTTAGAAAGAAATCTTCATACAAAATATCTTTCTGGTATCGCATTGAAGATTTATCAATATCGACTCTACTATCCAAGAATGCACTTGCTGCTCTTATAAAGAAGTCAGCACCAGCATCAGAATAATCTTCACCAGCATAATCAGCTACAAGGTCATACCTTCCTGTTAGCTCAACAAACTTCTTTCTTATCTCAAGTAAATTCATCGTTTCCTCATGCCACAAAGTGGCACAAGGAGACATGAGCCTCCCTGTGCCACGATTAACATTAGCTCAACTCGTTATCTAAACCGACTCCGTTAAGATAACCACACTTTTCAGGAAAGTGGAACTCAAGCAGTGCTTCAGCCAAGAACGATTCGTTACGACCATCCTTGCTATTAGAACCGCCTTTCAGATAATTCGGATCTGGCTTGAAGAATACATCATCGATATAACGATAGACGAGATCTTTCGGTTCAAGAATGATGATAGAATTTCTATTAGTAGGTTCATAAGAGAACAGCGGGTGAGTTTTCAGATATATAGTACCGAATGAAGTTACCCACTCAGTAAGCTTAATACCGTACCCAATCTCTTTACCAGAAACCAACTGAATATTACCATTAGACTTAGCAAGTTTCTGCAGTCCAAGCAGTGCCCCAGAACCGCACATTGCTAACTTCTCAGAAGCTCCATACCTGAATACTCGCTCCAGTTTCTCATCAATCCAATCTTCTCCGGCTTGCTTCCAAGTATAACCAGAAAAATCTGTATTGGTTGTATAGTTATCAACATTATCTGAAGCGTAGTTTTTGATAAACCAAACAAGACCACCAGTGGTACGTCTTTTCTTACCGCTATCAGGGTCAATGTTTTCAGTAGGAATGCCCCAAATAAAAGCCTTCTCCATACCGATACCAATTAACTCAAGGGCTTCACGTTTGGCTTCTTTATAAGCATCACCAGTACGAAGCCGAGTCCTAATAGCAGTACGAGTCTGGTCTAAACTATACTCAAAAATCTGAGCATAGTTGCTTACTTCAGTCGGATTGTAAGCAATCGCATCCGGCATAGGAGCACCCTCAGCCTGAGAAGGACCGATAATAACAATTCTATCAACATCAGACAGTCCATGACTTGCAGAGTTATCGTCATCCTCAAGCAGTCGTACAGCTATTTTACTTGAAGCTCCATTCTTTGTAACGCTTACAACTTCACCAACAACATCAACATCAGGGTCATCAGAATCACGAAGCAATACAACAAAATTCTTCCGAAACTCATCAGCAACTGCTTCAGTAACTTTACAGTAAACAATAGTACCAGCTGTACTATCGTCGCCTACTGCACTTGACATAGCTGAATCAGTATAAATTTCTCCAGCTGTAATAGACCCAGCCTGGCTGGCAAGAGTCTTATACCACCAGTGATGATGAGGGTCATTCAAAGATTCGCTCTTCATCATACTGGTTAAAGCTGTTAATAACATAGAACCATTTGGATACAAACGAAGCATACCTTCACGCCACGACTCAGGCCTCTCATGAGTTGCCCAATCTCCAGTTCCTCTCATACCTAAGAAAACAGACATATCAAATTCCTCCTATTAATTAAATTAAACAATAGCATTAAACAGTTATATCATTACAAATTATCCACCACTTGTGACCGTCTGAAAAGAGTAAAACTCCGTCATCCTCAGTAGCAAGCGACAAGTCGCTCCAATCATAGCTTTCATCCTGGTCCTGAAGAGTTACAGTCTCATCATCACCAAGAGTCACAAGAGCAACTGAGATGAGACATCCAGCAGCTTCAGCTACGTTTGGGAGGGTAACAGCAAAATCGGCTTGGTCAGCAGTAGTAGTAATCTCGACACGCTGGCTCCTGGGAGTAAGAGTGGTAGCTTCAGTTACGGCAACGAAGTTATCAAGATTCGTCTCTCGAGCCATCCTATCTAATCTACTAGGTACCATAATATACCTCCTAATTAAAAAATTAACTCACTTATTTCTTTTTGCAGTTTGGTTAGCTTCTCTTTATTACCAGACTTTCTAGCAGAAGTAGTTTTAGCAAAGGCAGGTTTTTTCTTCTTACCTTTACTCTTACTAGTATCCTGCTTAGCATCCTTCTTACTAATTGACAAAGTACTTCTTGTCTCACGCTCGACTTCCTCAAGTAGCTTATCAATATCGTAATCAGGATGTTCAGACTGAACTCGATTAGCTATAACTGCAATATAGTCCTTATATGGAACAAGGTCTTCATTATCATTATAAAACTGTTCAACTTTTCTACTAATAGTTGTAGTCTCCTTAATCTGACTACTAATGATTTTAGGAACTTCATCAAGGACACTTGACCTACCAAGCTGAAAAGATTTACGAGCAACATCATTGAGAATGTTGTTTAGTTTCTTAGGATTCCTAAGTAACTCATCGTACTCATCTTCATCTTCTGGAACAAAGTTAAAAGGCTTCCAATCATCAACATCTTTAATGTCTTTGTTATCATCTTCATTATCCTCATCTTCAGAGCCTTTATCTGTATCCTTATCCTTACTCTTATCAGTATTAACAGCCTTAGGATTTGTCTGCAAAGAGCTTATAACTTTAAGCATAGCATCAACTTGCTTCTGAAGCTTGTTTATAATTGCGTCTTTATCATCCTTGTCTTCCTCTTTCTCTTCCTCTTCAGATTCTTCAGACTCTTCCTCAGACTCTTCTTCAGATTCCTCTTCATCTTTAGATTCTTCTTCCTCATTAGCATCTTCATCTTCTTCAGATTCTTCATCTTCTTCAGATTCTTCAGACTCTTCAGATTCTTCAGTCTCCTCTTCGTCTTTACTTTCTTTACTCTCTTTACTCTTATCTTTATCTACATCTTTATCTGTATCCTTATCAACATCCTTATCAGCATCAGCATCTTCATTAGCAGTTGACTTAAAAGAAACTAACTCCTCAATTTCAGCAGATACATCATTGTTACTACTATTTTCCATTATTTCCTCCTTCGCTTTGTTTTTGTCTTTCTTCGTCTAAGTCTATTAAATAGTCATTCATAACCGCAGCTTCTAATGCAATTAAAAAATCTAACTCTTGAATACGTCCCTGGAGAATTCTTATCTTATCTATTTTACTCTCTTCAACAATCTTATCAAGAGTTAACAATCTCCTTATTGTAAGTATATCCAAAGCATACTCCCAAACAGGATTGCTAAAGAAATCTTTAATTGTTTTTTCGTTAACTCCAGGCTTTAGTCTACTCATTTACTAACCTCCTCTATCCTTGCCAAATTACCTTTCATAACTTCCTGAGCAAGCATTTCATCAGCCATTAGTTTAACCCGATTATCTCTCCTTACAAAGTCATCAATACCTTTTGCTCCTAACAGCTTAGCCATATGCTTAAAAATTCTTACTAAATCAAACTGCATAGATAACTCAGGTCGTGAAGCTATTATCTGATAAATCTGAGTCCAGCTATCAACATTTTCAGGACCTGGAACAGAACCATCCTTAGGAACAACATCGAAGTATATCATAAGATCTTGAGGTCTTACTTTTACCTTACCATTATTAACCCTGTCAGCTATTCCTCTATCATTTATTAACTGTTCTTCAACCTCTCCATATATACTTATATATGTATCACTTGATAACAACTGCTGAGTATGAGAAGCAAACATAGCTGCTATGTCCTGCATAGCTTGTATACTTGTAATCTTCGCACTCTTTTCCAACCTTGAAAGAGCACTACTTCTACTTCCTCGAACCTCAGCAGCTGATATTCTCTCACCTCTTGGCTGAATCAAACCAGCTACATTATCAACAGCTCCAGATGTATACTTCATAATATCTTGAACAATAGACACATCAGCAATATGGCCTCTTGTTACATCAGTTACATTGAGTTGATGAATAGCATCTGATATCTTAGTCTTTCCCCAAGAAGCAGCTCGAGTTCTTATTAACTTTCCAGGACCTGGATTCGTTATATCGTTACTATTAATGATATAAGGGTCATAGACAATCATATCATTAATACTCTTCTTGATATTAGCAATATGCGATTGAAATAGCCAGTCGACAAGCTCCTGCAATCCATATACAGTTTCTATCTTCGATATAGGACAGATAGAGTGACCATCAAAGTCAGGAGCATTTACAATAACTGGAAATTTATTATGATTAAAGCCTGCGGGTTCAGCCTGTATTATTACAGAGTCTGCCGCCAATCTAAACAACCACTTTTCAGGATACTCACTCTTTCCAAGTTTATGCTCCCTTGGAATTAGATTGACATACATAGTTATAACATCAACAGGCTTATTACTTGCAATACTTACCCTGCTACTCATTCCGGTAGCTTCATCTTTACCTGACGAGCTCCTTCCAGTTTCGTAAATCTGACTTCTACCATCCATATCTTTTAGATACTTAACATTGAAAACCTTGTTTTCAGAATGCTTCTCTTCTGTTAACAGTTCATAGAAATTAGTTCTATCAACCCAACCTACAAACTCACCTTTTTGAACTTCGTGCACAGGAACATTAGGGTCTGGAAGATACATGAAAGGGTCTATGTTGTTAAGAGCATTACCTTCTATAATTCTAGTAGTTGGCTCATTAACAGTACTCCCAACAAAGTTTCCAAATCTAGTCCAAAATCCTTTCTCTACACTTGTTGAAATTGTTACCTCTTCTCTAACCCAAGAAGGAGCTACAGGACCTAATCCATATACAAAGCCACTTCTAAACATAGTGTGAAGATTGAGAGCAACTTTATTCCTTATACAATCATTATTAATAACCTCTTGCAACAAAACAGCACCCGTTATATCTTCAGGACCTACTCCAACATACTTAAACAGCGGATTCTCAATAAAAGCAGCTACCATATATGTTAATAAAGTTTCAAGAATAGCATAAGATACTGGAACTATAATAGGCTCAACTTTCTCTTGGTCGCTTTCAGCTTCTGCCTTTCTATCAGGATTGACATAAACAGTCAGTGTACGCTCAACGTTTTTCCAACTGTCGAATCGAGCTGATATCTCTCTCCTGCTCTCTTGAGCTCTATCCAATATCATATCAACAAGTTTTGTATGCAGTTCATCTCCAGGCTTTAAGCCTTTTATTGGGTATTTATAGTTAAAATCCCTGCCAGTAAATAAAGCAGTACTAACTCTACCGCCTCCTGCTTCAGCATGTTGATTAATCCTAATAGGCATATTCTACTCCAAACTATATTAGTGGTGTCCACTCTAAAGCCTTTTCTGTATCATCAAGTAAGGCTTCATACTCTTTTTCAATATCTTCATCATCTTCATACATAGACTTAAAATATCTATCACCCAACTCAAGTAGCTCAACTATATAAGCAAGGCAGTCCATGATGTCTTTTTTCCTGCTTCTTGGGAAAGATCTCAGTTGCATCTCAAGTCCACTACATACTTCAGGATTATGAAGTATCTGACCTCTTCTATAAAAGTTCAGCAGTGAAGCAATTCTTTCATCTTTCCCTTCTCCTCGAGCTTTACCTCTTCTTGGCTTCAGCTCATGTACTGTAAACATTAGACCTCTTCTTATCATCTCATTTTTAAAAGGATACATGATAAACTCATTGAGGCCTGCAGTTTCAATACCTATTACAGCAGCCTTATACTTAACAGCCTTCGTAAGCGCAATGTCATAAATCTCATCAGGATGGAACTTACCAGATACTATATCTCTAACATATATCGTATTTGAATGAGTATCAACAGCAACAACTACAATAGCACTATCTGACGACTTTAATTGAGCAGATTTAGCAGGGTCAACAAGCACTGCATGTTCAACACTGCTTCTACTATCAAGCTTCTCTTTACTCTCATCATAATCATGGAAATAGCTATCTTTAAAAGTAGCATCTACTACTGATATAGGTAGATTTCTATACTCCCTACCAAAAGCATCAGCAAGACCTTTACTTTTAAAGTCATTATACATCTTCTTAAGCTTTTCGTCAGAATATGCTTCCGGCCAGTTTGAGTGAAAGTTATCGTCGCAGATTTCAAGTCGTATAGGATTCCAACTCTCATCCTCAAGAAGATTCATCAAAAGGCTATCTTCATGCAGAACAGTACCAAGAACAATAATCCGCCAATTATCACTCCACATTAGTACGCTATTCAAGACATCAGCATAGAACCACTCTATCTTCTTCTTCCTTTGTTCAGGAGAATCCATATGCTCAGGATCTTCTAAGTCGTCAATAATAATAAGGTCAGGACGATAGTTTCTGAACAGTCTTCCACGAACTTGCTGTCCGGCTCCACGAGGTAATACACGAGTTGAGAAACTCGGGTCATCAGGCCAGTATGTATCCCACTGCTCTTGTGCCCACCTATTGCTCTTACAAGACCCAAACAGCTTGAGAATCATTTCGTTAGATGTTAACTCGCTCTTCAGATTTTCAGACTGTTCAATAGCTGAGTTAGCTGAACAGGATATAGGTACTATATACCTATTATCTCTAAATAGTATACCACGAGCAGGTAGTACAAGATTAACTATACTCGTCTTACCTATCCCTCGAGGAGCAGCTATAGCTGCTCGCTTGATGTTAGGGTTATCGATGATTTCAAATATCTTACTATGAATACTTTTGCTAAATGGCAATGTAAAGCGTTCAGGAAATAGAGTTTTTGCTAGCACCTCAGTAGAGGCATAACACTTAGCCAATATATCTTTAATCTCATCGTCTTGATTAGCTCTTATACTTTCTAGCGCCATAAATGTTTCCTTGTGCCACTTTGTGCCATAAGCAAATATTTTAAGCCTTAATAAACGTCTTTTGTATCTTAACAGCAGCAGTATCTGCCCTAACATATACAGGTAATACAGCTATTCTAAAAAAGGCAAACTCTCCAGCGTCAACTCGAACCAAGTCATCCTCAGCCGTCGGACCTAAGGTAATATAATTAGAGTCATCTAGATTCTTAACTAACAAATAACCAACTCCAGAAACATCTGATGGAAGGCTTATTGTCTCTGCACTAGTTCCTATATTCTGAGTATCTGAAACTACATCATTCCCACTA